GTCAGCCACTTCAGTTACCACCGCGACAGTCACCTGAAGGCCCTCTTTTGCTACAAGCGGGGCTATCTAGTCGAAGGCAACAATGCGTATTGGCTCAAGGTACATCTGGCTAACTGCGGAGACTTCGGTAAGATCAGCAAGCAACCGCTGGATGCACGAGCACAGTGGACCACTGACAAGCATGAGGAACTCCTGGCTATTGCAAGGGACTACCAAGGAACCTTTGATCTGTGGTCATGCGCAGACAAGCCCTTTGAGTATCTGGCGGCTGTGTTTGAGTATGTAAGGTGGGTCGAGGAAGGTGATGCCTTCGTCAGCTACATACCCCTGCCACATGATGCCACCAACAGCGGCGTTCAGATTTACTCAGGCTTAAACTTGAGTGAGACTGAGGGCGCACTGGTGAACCTCACACCCTCCCACCACATGGCAGACATCTATCAGACTGTGGCAGACAAGGTCGTCGAGGAGCTAAAGGCTATTGATGATGCAGTCAGAGCTACAGTCTTCTCTAAGCGCACTGGCACCACAGTCGGTGAGCTTGCAGACCGTTGGCTCAACTTCAAGATAGGCCGCAGCCACATGAAGAGGGCCACCATGACCTATGGCTACTCCAGCAACAACGTAGGGATGCGAGGGCAGTTCATGGAGGACTTGATGAAGCCTGAGCAACTCAAAGTGACCTATGGTGAGCTTGAGAGACACCCGTTGCATGAAACAGAGCAAGGGCAATTTGAGTGCGCGTGGTTCATGGGTGATCTAGTCTACAAAACGATCAGCAAGGTTCTTTTGAAGACTGGTGAAAGCATGGACTATCTACAGGCTGCTGCAAGAGCTGTGACCAGTGAGAACAAGGCAATCCAGTGGACCAGTGACAGTGGGTTCCCAGTTCTGATGGATTACCGCAAGAGCCAAGGCAAGCCTGTCTACATCTTTCTGTATGACAGGGCTGTAAACACAAGAAAGCAAGCAAAAGTCACCTACCGCAGAGACTTGGACCAATTCGATGTAGCTAAGAGCTGCAATGGCATTGCTCCTAACTTTGTACACTCTCAGGACGCTGCGTTGATGCAGAACTTCATCTGTAATCAGATTGACGCTGGCACCAGTGAAGACTTCTTCATGATACACGACAGCTTTAGTATCTCAGGGGACGTGTGGGACTTGTTTGAGGGTGTTAGAAGTACCTTCATCGATATGTTCTCAGGTGACTGTTTATTCCAACGGTTTGAGGAAGAGATACGGCAGCAGCTTAATGATCCTTCGATGGTCTTTGGCACAGAAGAAAAACCCATCACCATTCCCACAAAAGGATCACTGGACCTAGAAGCAATCAGGCACAACGACTTTTGCTTCAGTTGACCCTTCTACAACCCTCCTAGAAGAGCCCAGCGGCCTCCCAGCTAACGGCTTTTCTTTACCTCAACAACTGGGGCTGGCTTCGGCTGGCCCCTTTTTCTGTAAGTTCAAAGGAACGCAACAAGATGGCAAAAGTATACAAATTCACGACACCCGCAGGCAATGCAAAATACCCCCACCTCAACAGCCCAGACACAGCCTTTGACACGGACAACCCGAAGTACAAGACTGAGATACTGATGTCTGAGGATGAAGCAGCACCACTGGTCGCACAGATCAAAGCGGCAGCACAAGAGGCCTTTGGTGCAAACGCTAAATTTCGGATGCCAGTGACCAAAGACGAAGAGACTGGTCAGGTGTCAATCAAAGCTCAATCCAAGTACCAACCCAAGTTCTATGATGCACAAGGCCAAGTTATTGTGCCAACAGCCCTACCCAAGATCGGCGGAGGCTCAACAGTCAAGATGGGTGGTGTGTTCAACTGCTACACTGTCAGTGGCTCTAAGGGCGTGAGCCTGATGCTGGACAAGGTGCAAGTGATCGATGTGGTCAACGGCTTCGGTGGCGACGATGGCGGCTTTGAGGCAGTAGATGGCGGCAGCTTCACTGTAGATCACTTTGATGAGCCCACACCAAGCACTCAAGCTGTAGTCAACGGTGACTTTTAACCGCGCAAGGTTCCGTGGCATCAAGGCAGGCTATCGATCAGGGCTCGAAGAAACTATCTCTCAACTACTGACTGACGAGGGCATTGAGTTTGAGTATGAGGTGGACAAGATCACCTACGAGATACCTGCCCGTGTCGCCAAGTACACCCCAGACTTCAAGCTCTCTAAGCCCGGTGGCTTCTGGTACTTAGAGACCAAAGGAATATGGGCAACTGCTGACCGTGCCAAGCATGTGTTAATCAAGAAGCAGTCCCCAGAAATCGACATCCGCTTCCTCTTCAGCAATGCGCAAGCGAGGCTCTACAAGGGCAGTCCCACTCGCTACGCGGATTACTGTGAGAAGCATGGGTTTCGATGGGCGCACAAGACTATGCCGCAAGACTGGCTAGACGAGTGTCGTCAATAAGCGAGAGCAAAGGGCTGTCTTCGGATGGCCCTTTTTCTTTAGATCACAAAGGAACGACTAATGAACACCGATGATCGTGATGGCAATAAGTTCATCCAGCACCAACCCTGTGATGCCTGTGGCAGCAGTGATGCTTCCGCACTCTACAGTGACAACAGCACTTGGTGTTTCTCTTGCTCTACATATACGGCGGGTGATGGCGAGGTGGTGGATGCACCAGTCAAGCCGGGGGCTGTGACACACTTGCTCGAAGGCGAATACCAAGAGCTGCGCAGTCGTAAGCTCACAGAACAAACGTGCCGCAAGTTTGGCTATATGATCGGTGAGCACCGGGGCAAACTGGTGCAACTTGCTACCTACAGAGACCTGCAAGGCAGAGCTGTAGCACAGAAGGTACGCACAAGAGACAAACAGTTCTCTGTAGTAGGCAACAGTGACCGCATGGGCCTCTTTGGGATGCACCTGTGGTCCAGTGGTAAGAAGATCGTCATCTGTGAGGGCGAACTGGACGCAATGAGCGTCAGTCAGATACAGAACCACAAGTTCGCCACAGTCTCTGTGCCCCACGGGGCTCAGAGTGCCAAGAAGCATCTGTTGCAGCATATTGACTACCTCAACAACTTCTCTGAGATCGTGCTGATGTTCGATCAAGACGAAGCTGGTCAAGCAGCAGCCCAAGCGTGTGCTGAGGTACTACCTATTGGTAAGACCAAGATTGCTGTGTTGCCAATGAAGGACGCAAACGAGTGTCTGGTAGCTGGCAATGCGGCAGCAATCATCAGTGCAATACACCAAGCAGCAGACTTCAGACCTGATGGCATCGTCAGCATGGGAGACCTGCGGGAGGTGGTGGCTGTGGCAGACGCAGATAGCCCCGTACAGTATCCGTACCCACGTCTCAATGAGATGCTCAAGGGCATCCGTACAGGCGTTGTGACGCTCTGTGCTGGCTCTGGAGTGGGCAAGAGCACTTTGATCAGAGAGATGGCCTACCACATCCACATGAGTGGTTTTACTGTGGGTATGCTGATGCTCGAAGAGAGCGTCAAACGAAGTGCTCAAGGACTGTGTGGCATCCACATCGAGAAGAACATCACAGTCGATGCTGATGCAGCTACAGCCGATGAGATAAAAGCTGGCTTCGACAGTCTTATGGCTAAAGGTCCAATCTATCTATTCGATCACTTTGGCTCAACAGAGCTGGACGTAATCTGCAACCGCATCCGCTACATGAAACACGGCCTCAAGTGTGACGTTGTGTTTTTAGATCACATATCGATCCTCATAAGTGGTGGAGCGGGTGACGTAGGTTCAAACGAGAGGGTCATGGTGGACCACATCATGCACACCCTTCGAGTCCTGTGCTCAGAGCTAGACTTGGCTCTAGTACTGGTGTCTCACCTACGGCGTCCCGGCGGAGACTTAGGTCACGAGGGTGGCGCTAAGGTCTCACTGTCTCAACTGCGTGGATCACATGCCTTGGCACAGCTTGCTGATGCGTGTGTCGCCATGGAAGTAGATGCCGAGGAGCCTACAAGTGGTAGGCGTAATCTGGTGGTCTTAAAAAATAGACACACTGGCGAGGTCGGTCCAGCCGATCAGCTCCAGTACAACCGCGAGAGCGGAAGACTTCGCACAGTCTACGATGATGTGCCCTTCTAACGGCAGAAGCTAAATCCCAACCCGCACAAAAGTTTTTGATGGTTGGGTTTTTGACAGCCTTTCCCAATGACAACTGAATACAAAGGAACAACAGCCATGGCTGAACAAACGTCATTCAAATTTGACACAGTAGAACTAAAGCCGTGCAGGCTCTCAGACCTCACCCACCTAGAACTGCAAGTCTACGCCATCTTACTAGGAGCCAAGAACACTGGCCTCACCAGAGATGAGCTGATGAATCGCATGAGTTTTCATATCGGTCACTCTGCCATGCAGTACATTCCCCGCCTCGTGCGGAGGGGTCTCGTGCAGGCAGCAGGTAAACGCAAAGCCGCGACAGGCTGGGCACAAACGATCTGGAAAGTGAGGGTTTAAACATGGTCAGCACAGAATTTAAAGCAGCACTCAGCATGAATGAGTACCAAGCGGAAACAGCATCCACAGCTATCTATAAGTGGCGTGTGATCTACCCCGC